GGTGGTTTGATAGAGCATCCTGAAGATTACAAAGAGGATCAAGGACCACGAAAAGCAAAGAAGTTTTATTAATATGGAAAATAGTTACGAACAACTTATAGACGATTACAACAACGGTATTTTAGTACAAGCCGGAGAAAGTTTAACCGATTACATCAGTAGAATGGGTGGAGTAAATTATCCTGATAAAAAAGCTAACGGTGGAATTATAACTGCATTAAGAATTGGTTTAGCTAACGGATCTTTAAGTCCAGATGAATTAGCAGCTTTAAAAGAAGAAGTTAAACAAAACCCTACAATGGTTAATGAGATTACAGATATAGAATTTGGTGTTAACGAACCAGGTCCAGCCACAGATCAAGGACCTTACCCAATGGATAAAAAAACTAAAAAAGAAAAAGAAAAAGAAATGTTAGAAGAGTTAGAAGAAGAATTAAAAAAATTAAAAAATAAAAAAGCTGATGGTGGTATAATGCGAGTTGATTTAAGTGAAGGCACACCTAGTAAAAGAGATGAACTTGTAGAAAGGTTTGGTGTAGGGTCAGATCTTTTAAAAAAAGTGTATCCTCTTTTTATGGATGAAGATGGAGATTATAGAAAAGCATTACAAATTGCAAAATACGAATTAAGTAAATTTATAAGTGGAAAAGGAACAGATTTAGATACCGGTGCTGAGTGGTATAATAAATTAGATAAAGATACTCAAAAAGAAATTTTGGAAGAAAAAATTAAAATAAGAGAAAAACGTCCAGAGATGTATAAAAAATTTGATATTAAACCCTCTCCGCAAATGGTAGAGGAAATGGAGATGCCGGTATATGATGAAGAGTATGCTGGTAAATATGGTATCGGTGGAAGATATGCAGATGGCGGCGTAGCTGGAATATTGAAGGTATAATGAAATACCCTAAAACAAATCTGTTGCCTCCAAAATCAGGCCCTAATCCTCAAGGCTTGAATATATCCTATAATACTGTTAAAGAGGTAAAGGAGAAAATATATAATGGCGGACAACGTAGACAAATCATTACCAAACACAAGAAGCGAAGTTAAGATACCATCTCCAGAGGAGATTAACGAAAAAGTACAAGAGAAAGTTACTGAAGAAGTAACAGCTCCTGATGGTGTTGAAACAATTCAAAACGAAGATGGATCAGTAGATGTAAACTTTGATCCTAGAGCCGTTGCTCCTGAAGAAGGTGACGAGCACTATTCTAATTTAGCCGAGTTCCTTGGTGATGAGATTCTTGATCCATTAGGCACACAACTACAAACAAATTTTGAAGAGTATAAAGAATCTAGAAGAGACTGGGAAAGAACTTATACATCAGGATTAGATTTATTAGGATTTAAATACGAAGACAAAACAGAACCTTTTCAAAACGCTAGTGGTGCTACGCATCCAGTTTTAGCAGAAGCGGTTACACAATTTCAAGCTTTGGCTTATAAAGAATTACTCCCGGCCGAAGGACCAGTAAGAACAGCGGTCGTTGGAAAAGTTACTCCAGAAAAAACTCAACAAGCAGAGAGAGTCAAAGATTACATGAATTACGAACTTATGGAAAAGATGCCAGAGTACGAACCTGACTTTGATCAATTATTATTTTATTTACCTTTAGCGGGTTCAGCATTTAAGAAAACGTATTACGATGAATTAATGAATCGTGCAGTTTCTAAATTTGTACCGGCAGATGATCTGGTTGTTCCGTATACGGCTACCTCATTAGACGATGCGGAAGCAATCGTTCATGTTTTAAAAATGGACGAGAACACTTTGCGTAAACAACAAGTAGCAGGTTTCTATAGAGATATCGATTTAGGAACACCGGCTGATAATGCTACAACAACTTCAGATCTTAAAGCTAAAGAACGAGAACTAGAAGGAATTAGAAAAACAGCACAAGAAAATATTTTTACGCTTTTAGAAATACATACGGATTTAGATCTAGAAGGATACGAAGATAAAGATGTGGATGGTAATCCAACAGGGATTAAACTTCCATACATTGTTACTTTAGAAGAAGCAACAAGATCTATTTTATCTATTAGAAGAAACTATGAAATTGGTGATCCTAATAAATCTAGAATAAAATATTTCACTCATTTTAAATTTTTACCTGGTCTTGGTTTCTATGGCCTAGGTTTAATTCACATGATTGGTGGACTATCAAGAACAGCAACACAAGCCTTACGACAACTATTAGACGCAGGAACTTTATCTAACTTACCTGCAGGGTTTAAACAAAGAGGAATTAGAATCAGAGATGATGCACAGTCAATTCAACCTGGAGAGTTTAGAGATGTAGATGCTCCTGGTGGAAATATAAAAGATTCATTTATGATGCTTCCATTTAAGGAACCATCACAAACTTTGTTACAACTTATGGGCGTCGTAGTACAAGCAGGTCAAAGATTTGCTTCAATAGCAGACTTGCAAGTAGGAGAGGGTAATCAACAAGCAGCTGTGGGTACGACCGTAGCATTGCTAGAAAGAGGATCGAGAACAATGTCTGCGATCCATAAAAGATTATATGCTTCACTAAAAAGTGAATTTAGATTATTAGCTCGAGTCTATAAACTTTACCTCCCACCAGAATACCCCTATGATGTTGTGGGTGGTTCGCGAACAATTAAACAAGCGGACTTTGATGACCGAGTTGATATACTGCCAGTTGCAGATCCAAATATATTTTCTCAAACACAGAGGATCTCTCTCGCACAAACGGAACTTCAGCTGGCAGTTTCCAATCCACAAGTCCACAACGTTTATCAAGCGTATAGAAATATGTATGAAGCGTTAGGTGTAAAAGATATTGATTTGTTATTGAAAAAACCACAACCGCCAATGCCAAAAGACCCTGCATTAGAACATATTGATGCAATGGCTGGTAAACCTTTTCAAGCTTTCCCTGGTCAAGACCATAGAGCTCACATCACAGCGCATTTAAATTTCTTAGCTACTAACTTAGTACAAAATTCACCGATGATGGTAGCAAGTATTGAGAAAAATATTATGGAACATATTTCATTAATGTCTCAAGAGCAGATTGAAATAGAATTTGCACAAGAATTACAAACAGTAGCTATGATGCAACAACAAATTCAGCAAAATCCGCAGCTTCAACCTCAGTTAATGAACATGATGCAAAAGATTGAGTCTAGAAAAGCTGTATTGATTGCTGAAATGATGGCAGAATTTAAAAAAGAAGACTCAGAAATTAATGGCGGCTTAGGTGCTGACCCATTAACTAAGTTAAAATCAAGAGAATTAGACTTGAGAGCAGCTGAAAATCAAAGAAGAGCTGAAGATGATGAAGAAAGAATTAATCTTGATCGTATGAGAGCTATGATGAACCAAGCTAACTTCCAACAGAAGCTAGATCAGACGGAAGAATTAGCAGAATTAAGAGCTGCAACAAGTTTAACGAAGCAAGAAATGTCTACCGCAGGCAAAAAATTTGATTTTGGTAGAAATTTTCCTAAAAAGTAGGTATAAACAATTTAATAAGGAGAAAACTATGGTTAAAATAACTAAAGAGCTAGGAGTTGGTAAAGACGGATACCAAACAGGTGGTGTTGAGTATAAAGAAGAGGTTGGGAAAGTAGCAGTAGACCCAAGATCTAAAATTATTACCAACCAAGACGATCCTGTGAACAAAATCAACGAAGGAAATACAGTTGATGTTCGAGGTAGAAGAAGAATGCTAGCTGATAAGAAAAAAACAGCAACTTGGTATTAGTTTATGTGGCTACAAGCGATTAAATTAGCCGCACAAGCTGGTTCTAAAATTTATGCTAACAGACAAAAAGCTAAAATGGCAATGTCTGAAGCACAATTATTGCATGCAGAAAAACAAGCTCGAGGTGAGGAAGCTTACCAAGGTAAATTGTTAGAAGCGAGACAATCAGATTGGAAGGACGAAGCCGTTCTTATAATATTGTCAACTCCGGTAGCGGTGTTGGCATGGGCAGTCGTATCAGACGACCCGACAGCGATGGACAAGGTCAAAATGTTTTTTGACATGTTCTCGCAATTACCGTCATGGTTTACAAATTTGTGGATCCTTGTCGTGGCGAGTATTTATGGTATCAAGGGAACACAAATTTTTAGAGGAGGTAAAAAATAATATGGCAACAACTTCATTTTCGGGACCGATTAAAGCTGGAACGATCTCAAACACAACGGGAACAATACTTGGCAACAATGTAAAAAATACAGGTCAAGTAGCTATGACTCAGTCAATAATGATTAGTATGGCAGTAGCAGCTGGAACAAATACTTACAACGTAGGTGTAATACCTAAGAATTCACAAATAGTAGAAGTACTAATGCGTTTTGCAATAGCCAGTGACGCAGGAACTAGTGCGACTATGTCGGTTGGTAAAACTGATTCAGGTGGAGCAACAGCAGCTTTTTATATTGCGGCTCAAAATGCTAAAGCTGCGGCAGACCACACACAACAAAGTTCGGCCTTTGATAATATGGATCGTGTTGATGAAGATACGCAAGTAACTGCTACTCTTATAACAGTAGGAACAACATCAACTACAGGTCAAGCAACTGTAACAGTTACGTATATTCAAGCAAATAATTTGAGAGATGTGGCACCAAATAGTTAAAAACAATAAAACAACGGAGGTAAAAAATGAGACAAAACGGAGTAAGATCAAATGTTAGATTTATGAAATCTGGCGGCCGAGCGATGAAAGCTGGCGGAGGATCAATGTCGACTGCAAGAAAAGATATGAAATCTGGTTATTACCAAGATGACATGGGCATGAGAGGTGGTGCTATGTACAAAAAAGGTGGTAAAGTTGGCAAGAAGAAACAAGGTTACAACGCTAGAAAAGATGAATCTATTGCTATGAGAATTAAGAAGAAAAGAACTAAGAAGCAATTAAAAGCTTCTAGAGATGAGTCTTACGGAAAATTCGGTAGCAAGATGAAGAAAAAAGGTAAAATTAATAGATAGTAATGTCTAAAAATTTTATTCAAAAAGCAATTAAGAAACCGGGGTCTTTAAGAAAAGCCCTTAAAATTAAAAAAGGTGAAAAGATTCCGGATTCTAAATTAAAAGCGGCGGCAAAGAAAAAAGGTAAATTAGGTCAACGTGCAAGATTTGCGATGACTCTAAAAAAATTAAACAAGAGAGGCTAACATGGCAAAATTGTGTCCAGCAGGAAAAGCAGCAGCAAAGCGTAAATTCAAAGTTTACCCTAGCGCTTATGCTAATATCTGGGCCTCTAAATATTGTAAGGGTAAAGTAGGAAGAACTAAAAAAGCAAACGGAGGATCTGCAATGGCTAAAAATGTACCAAGTAAATTTAAAGGCTTTAGTAAATTACCAGAAGGTGTACAAAACAAAATTTCTCCATCTCTAGCTAAAAAATATGAGAGTGGTGGAAGAGTTGTTGGTGACGTAATGGGAAGAGGCCAAGGTAAAGTTATTAAGCATAAAAAAACACAAATAATTTAATGGCAAAAAAAGGTCTTAAAGAATGGTTAGACGAGAAGTGGGTAGATATAGGAGCACCGAAGAAAGACGGGAAATATCAACCTTGCGGTCGTCAGAAGGGAAGCAAGCGGAAGTATCCAAAATGCGTGCCACTTGCAAAAGCCACACGAATGTCAAGCTCGCAAAAGGCGAGTGCTGTCAAACGAAAAAGACAAGCATCTAATACTGGACCTAAACCAACTAACGTAAAAACATTTGCAAGATTCGGAGGACTAGTATGAGAATGCCAAATACAAAATATATTGGTTCATACATGAAGAGTGATTTTCAAACTCCAAAAGGAACTCTTAACGCACAAAATTCAAGTTATAAAAAATACTATGCTGGAATGGTAGACGCACCAGGATTTAAAGATGGTGGTCGAGCAAAAATGCCAGCTAGAAATAAAAAGAATTTCAGATCTACAAAATCTGGAGCAGGCATGACTCAAGCCGGGGTCAAAGCTTATAGAAGATTAAATCCCGGTTCTAAACTAAAAACAGCCGTGACTGGAAAAGTGAAGCCAGGATCAAAAGCTGCCAAACGCAGAAAATCATACTGCGCACGTTCACTAGGGCAACTCAAAAGAGCATCAGCAAAAACTCGTAATGATCCGAACTCAAGAATCCGTCAGGCAAGAAGGAGATGGAAATGTTAAAGAAAAAAAGAGCAATTAAAAAAGTTATTAAAGGTTTGACAAAAGCCTCTAAAACACACGCTGCTCAAGCTAAGACATTAAAAGGAGTTATAGGTGGATCTAGAAAAAGTAAAAGTTCTAAAAAATAGAAAAAATTGGAAAGAGTTAAATACTAAATTAAAAGCAGGAAAAATTTTAGTATTAGATAATTTATTAACTGACGAATGTTTATCTATTTTAAGAAATAGAATTCTAAGTGCATTAACATGTGATGATGTTTATAATGGTTACAAAGGCACTAATCATTTTCGTCACTCTGATATTATGAGTATTAAGATTGCAGATAATTTACAAAAAAAATTACCTGCTCTTGATCCTTTTGAAAGAGCTTGGAGTTTTATTTATAATAATAATGTAGGGGGCGTTCCTTTACATGCAGATCCATCGACTAGTAATTTAAATATATGGGTTACCCCTAATAAATGTACAAAAGATAAAAAGAAAAATGGTCTTGAAATCTATAAATTATTACCACCAAGAAATTGGACTAGAGCAGACTGGAATGCAAATCCTAAAAAAGTTGAAGAGTTAATTAAAAAATCTAATGTTAAACCTACTAAATACAATTATAAATATAATAGAGGAATTTTATTTAATGGCGCTTATTTTCATAGAACATCAGGTGTTTCTATGAAAGATGGACTTGAAAATAGAAGAATAAGTTTTACAATGTTATTTGGTAAACAATTGGAAGAGTAAAATGGCAAGAAAAGACCCTAAAGTAGGCACAGGTAAAAAACCAAAAGGTTCTGGGAGGAGACTATATACAGATGAGAATCCTAAAGATACTGTTGGAATTAAGTTTGCGACCCCTACTGATGCTCGTAAGACTGTTGCAAAAGTTAAGAAGATATCTAAACCGTTTGCAAGAAAAATCCAAATACTCACTGTTGGTGAACAGAGAGCCAAAGTTATGGGTAAGGCAAAGGTGGCAAGCATATTTAAAAAAGGTAAAGAAACAATCAGGAAAGGGAGGAAAACTTAATGTTAGAAGCGCTAAAAAAAAGATACGAAGCACAAATAGCTGAGTCTATTGCAACTTTAAATATATATGTTAAGAACTCTGTAGGAATAGGAGAACATCCACAGCATTTAAATGAAATGGATAAGTTATTACAGGTCATAGTAGATGCAGAGGAAAAAATAAAAGTAATAGAAAGGTACGTTAAATAATGGAAGATCCAATAACAATAATAGATAAAATACAAAAGTATTTAAAGGAATCTTACCAATCACTAGCAGATACAATGATTGGTGGGGGTATTGACAATATGGAGAAATACAAGTACTTAATGGGACAGGCACATGCCTATTTAAAAATTTCACAGGAAATCTCTAACCTGCTAGAACCAAAGAAGGAGCAAAAAAATGAAGACGGAACAATTATCAGATTCAAACGCGATACCGAAAACTAAATTAGCG